CCCTTCTGCTGCTCACCTTGCGGCAAGTCCTGACTCAGACCACAACACAGGACACGCAGTAGATCTGACTCACGATCCAAAGAGTGGAATAGACTGTGCTGAACTGTTTCAGAAGTTCAAGCAGGACAAGAGGGTTGTCTACTTGATTTTTGATAGCAAGATCTGGTCTCGTGCCAGAGCAAGTGAGGGTGATCGCCGGTACACCGGGTCGAACCCACACTCAAAACATATGCATATATCCATCGATCCAAAGCATGACAAAGACACAAGCTCTTGGTTCCCTTGGACAAAGAAGAAAGTGTTCAGTTCTCCAGATGCTGTAATCCAGAACCTGAAGAATCGGAACCCACAGAAATGTGAAGTACCAAGTCCTAAGGAGGGCTAAATGGAAAAGATCAAATCATTTATCCACCGCAACCCTGCTCGAGTAGCTGCATTCATCTCCTCGGCTGTTGCATTGGTGGTCTCTTACATCTCACCAGAGATTCCAGTAGAGCAAGCAGTTATCTTTGTCTTGTCATCTTTGGGTCTAGGTGAGTATGCTCAGAGAGTCGAGAACGATAAGACGGAAGCAGCCCTTTGGACTGATCCAGAGGATCTCGACTAACAACTTAATATCGGCAAAACATTGGGGCCACCTTCGGGTGGCCTCTTTTTTTGTTGCCTAAAATAAACTACACCGTATAGTGTCGCCTTGAAGTTTCTGCCCCACCTCTTACGAGGTGACCCAACAATATCACGACACACCGAAATCCCATGCTTTGTCATACCCTTGTGTCACACTTAAGCCATGAGTGAAAAACTTATAGAGGTCGATAACATTTATGCACAGATGTCTGAATTGTCTGAGACCTCGCTACGACCTCATCCTTGGGTTATGGGCTTTTCTTATGGCAGGGATGGTGGTATATCTATCTGGTGGGATCATGCCTATGAATCAAGCCAGTACCTATTGGGCAAGCTCGATCTTGTTGATTGGTTCCATGAGGGGTTCCTTATTGCAGACAAGATGATTAGTCTTGTTCCATTGCCCGAAGAGAAAAACTTAATACTGCCGGGAACTATGATTGTTTGGAAACCTATTGATGGTGAAGCCAAGATTTCTAAACTCGTAGAGGACTACATCAAGGGATATCAAAATGTTACTTAAGGATTTCTACATCGATAAGTTTTGTAAGAAGATTAAAGAAGCAGAACCGCTACCAGATACTGAGTACAAACAAGGTTTAGTAGATGGCTTGGAATATGCGATAGGAGTACTCAAGAAAGAGAGAAGCGATGGGCAAACCGAAGAAAGGTAGAAAAAGTAGCGGTGATCGAAATTCGAACAGGCCAAATGGAAAAGCTTGGAAGAAAAACCCAAGACAACCAAAGACCAACAGCGATACAGTTAATGGCAGGTCTCCTGCAAATCACGCAAAGCGAGAAGCTTGGAAAGCGTGGAAGGCTACACAACCTGAAGGTAAAGATGTTCCGCATTGGAAGGAGTGGAAAGTAAATGCCGCATAGCAGCAAAGAAACTCTTTCAATCGGTTGGTGTGACAATGGTATGACTGATGGAAAGTTTACCGAAGGGTTACTTTACACATCACTAACATCTGCAAAGTATGGAATCTTTATCAACAATGCTATTCGAGTGCAAGGAAATCAGATTGCAAGACAGCGTATGGATCTTCTCGAACTATGGGCAGATCATGTGGGTACTGACTGGTTATTGTGGGTTGATTCTGATGTAGTTCTTACAGCAGATATCCTGAAGAAACTTTGGGATACTGCCGACAAGATGACACGACCTGTCGTAACTGGGGTGTACTTTGTATCCAAGGCAATGGAGGGAACATTGATGACACCGATGCCAGCGTTGTTCCTTGATCATCCAGAGGATGAGTACTTGATGAACTTCATTCATCCATTGCCGTATAATGAGGTCATTCCTGTTGATTCAGCAGGTATGGGTTTAGTTCTAATGCACAAGTCAATAGTTCCAGTACTTCGAAAGAAGTTCCCGGATCAATCTTTCTTTGCTGAGAAAGATCTTGGCAATGAAAAGTTTGTTGGTGAGGACATCATCTTCTTCCGCAAACTAAAACAAGCCGGTATTAAAGTCTTTGCACACACCGGTGCATTGGCTCAACATATGAAGCGATTTAGTTTCGATGTCGCTTACTATGGTTTGTACTGGAAAGAGTACGAACGACAAATGCAGTTGCAAGCCGAAGCAAAAGAAGTGGAAGGATCAAATGAAGGAAATTAAAGATATCGTAGTCGATCTACTAAAAGCCAAAGATGCTTCTCGAAGTAGATCACAACAGACTGCGGTCGGGCCATCAGAGTTAGGTGGCTGTGCAAGAAAGGTTTGGTACAGGTTGAATCAACAACCTGAAACCAATAACAACGAGTTAAAACTCGCAGCCATCATGGGTACTGCAATCCATGGCACGATAGAAGAGGCCATAAGACTTGCTGATCCTAAAGGTGAAGAGTATCTTGTTGAGCAGGAGGTCGAAGCATTCGGTATCCAAGCCCATGTCGATCTCTATGTAAAGTCAACCGGTGCAGTTGTGGATTGGAAAAGTGTTAAATCAAAGAACCTTAACTACTTTCCATCGAAGCAACAGCGTTGGCAGGTGCAGGTGTATGGTCTGCTTCTCAATGAAGCTGGTTTCGGTGTTAATACTGTAAACCTAGTTGCAATCCCTAGAGATGGGGATGAAAGAGACATCAAAGTACATTCAGAACCTTTCGATAAATCAGTAGCAGAGGAAGCACTTGAGTGGTTGCAAGCAATCAAGAACTCTGCCGAAGCTCCTGCCCCGGGAAAAGATTCCAGTTACTGTCAGTTCTACTGCAAGTACTACGATGCAAGCGGTGAATTGGGGTGTATTGGATTAAAAAAAGGTGGGATAACTCCAGCAGAAATTCTGTTGGATGATCCAACCTTAGACTCCAATGCCTTGGAGTATTTACAAATAAACAATGAGTTGAAAAAACTCGAAGCGAAAGCCGATGGATTAAAGACTTCATTCGAAGGTATCTTCGGTCGTACTTTGTCTGGTGTAGAAATCAACTGGACAACTGTGGCACCACGCCAAACGATTGATGAGGCTGAAGTACTAGCCAAATTGGGTTTCGTTCCAAAGAAGACATCCGGCAAGGAGACAGCCCGGTTGTCAATCAAACACACGGAGGTAAAGTAATGGCCGAACTCGGCTTTCAAGTATCAACAAAGACGGCAGATGGAACTATCTTCGTCATTGCTGATGCAACATATTCAGGCTTTGCAGCAAAACTTGCAGAAGCCTTAGATCCCAATGGAGCAGAAGCTGTATTGTCTGCGATGCAAACAGCCTTTGCTGGACAACCCATGAGTACTGCACAAGTAGCTCAAGCATTGGGTGGAACTGTCATTTCGTCTGATAAGTGGGGCAACTCTGCACCAGCAGCCCCTGCATCTGGCCCGGTTTGTAAACATGGAGAGGTAGCGAAGTTAGTTCCTGCCGGTGTTTCAAAAGCAAGTGGAAAGCCGTATCGTGCTTTCTATGCTTGCCAAAGACCACAAGGCCAGCAATGCGACTTCAGAGCCAACGCTTCTTAGCTCAGTTGGTGGAGCCGGGTACACCAAAGTACCCGGCATTCACCGGCAAAGAACCCTGTGCCTCCATCGGATCAGAGATGTTTTGTACCGATGAGAAAGACTTCAGTCACTACGAGGTTCTAAGAGGTATCTGTAGTCAATGTCCACTCTTGAAGGCTTGCTTCAACTGGGCATTGCATAATGAAGACTTCCACTATTGGGGAGGATCTTCTGCACATGATCGAAAACATATTCGTAGGATTTACAATATCGAAAGAAAGCGAAGCGTAGCCGCATAATGTTGAACCTACTTCAAGCAGTACACAGTACAAACTCATCAGCGAAACCATTGCCCGATGTGTGGGAATCATTGAAGAGCTATGGGATGAGGTTCCGTCAATCACAACTATGCCTAATCGCTGGGCAACCTAACTCAGGTAAGAGTCTTATGGCATTGGTCTATGCTCTCAAGAGTGGAGTACCAACGCTTTACTTCTCTGCCGATACGGATCCAATCACACAGATGTTTCGTACTGTCGCAGCTTTAAGTGGGATACCACAACAACAAGTAGAAACTAACCTAGATCAAGACTCTCACTTCTTCGATCTGATGTTGCATGAGAAAGGCTCACATATCAAGTGGGTCTTTGATCCGTCACCCGACATCGATACGATTGAACTAGAAGTTCTTGCCTATGGTGAGGTCTACGGCATGGCACCGGCACTTGTCGTGATAGATAACTTGATGAATTGCGTGTCCGTTACAGGGGAAGAATGGTCAGGCATTCGGGCAATCATGTCCGAACTTCATCATGTTGCTAGAAAGACAGGTGCCTGTGTCCTTGCTTTGACACATATGTCTGAGCAAAGAGACTACGAAGCAGATAAGCCAGCACCACGAAGAGCAATCTTAGGTAAGGCATCTCAGTTACCTTCGATGATTCTGTCCATTGCAATGAACCCTGAGTATGGGCAACTCAAAGTTGCCGCAGTCAAGAACCGATTCGGTGAACACTCAGCAGATGGCACTAAGTATGCAACCCTACTCATCGATCCATCGAGGGTACAGATTGCAGACGGAGATGCACAAGGTCGAGCTGATGTAAGACCGGGATTGATTTACTGGCGTGGACACGAAGCAATCTAGGGCTAACAAGAGAAA